ATGCTATTTGGCTCATTCCATTTATTTCTTATTTTGTGTTTATGATCTTCTGTAAGATGTTTACCATACGTACTGTTAAATTTACCAGAACCACCACATTTGTTAGAACAAAATAATGAATTCTTATAACCGAAATATTCTTCCTTACAGTTTTCACACTCTAACAGATACCAAGTATGGGCATTTCTTCTAAATGTCTTTCTTATTCTATTATAAACAAATTCTTCCAACTTTTCATATATTTCCGGTATTTTCATCAATCCTCCTACGAATCAATTTTTGAAAGGAGTTAGGTTGAATAGTAGGATACTCAACCAGGGTGATCAAACCTTGTCCTCCTATGTTTATATATAAGGTCTAATGAGTGAATATGCATTAGACCTTATTCTTTCTTATAGTCCTTCAGCAGTACTGGCTACAAGCTCAGTAAATGAAGCACCTGTCTTAGTTGCTATAAAATTCAACACTATGAATTCCGCAGCACGTGTTGGCTTGATGTATATATCTACCCAAAGCTCATTGCGGTCTATACGTTCAGGGGTATTATTTCTTTTATCACAAACTACCATGAAGTCATAAATACCTCTTCTACCTCTTACATCCCTCAAGTAAGGTTCAATCATATTTACAATACTTAGTCTTGTAAATTCATCATTAGGTTCAAACAAGAAGTATTTAGATGAAGTTGAGATAGCCTTTTCCATTACCATAAACAATCTTCTTACATTAATTCTATTGAAAGCAGATTCTTTGTCAAGTAATGTTTTTTGGCCCCAAACTACTTTACCCTGTCCTGCAAATGTTGCAATTGGGTTAATACCATTTTTATAAAGAATATCTCTATTACCCAGTGTTGGTGACCATGCTAGTTTTCTTACATTAGTAAGGATAGCACGATTTAAACCAGCAGGAGCGAACCAAGGATCAGATACATCATCAGTTTTGGCGAAAATACCAGCCATATAACCTGAAGGTGGTACCCAACGATATTTTGAACTCCATTTATCAAATACTTCTAACCAATTACCATAAAATGCAGCATAACTTGTATTAGCATTAAGTGTTACATTTCTGTAATCTCTAAGGTCTTCAGTTTCATTACCTGAATTATTTACAACATCATCATATTTACAATCAAGAAGTGCCATAGAATCCAATCTACCTTGTTCACCAGTAGTACTTGAACCCTCACAAATTTCAATAAGTCTATTTTTAACTGCAAGGTTTTTATCCGCATCAATAAAAATATTTACATCTACTTCTTCTGAATTCTCATATTGATTATAACCATTAATAACTTCTGTATCTTCAAGTTGATAATCATCATCCCAATCCGTATATAGATTTTTAGCACCAGCAAACTGAACATAATCAATATATGTAGAACCATCATATGTAGTGCAATAGAAATCACTATTTTTTACATCACTAGTAAGAGCAATTCTTATATATTTTGATTCTTGGTTGATTACATTAATAGCATGTATATTTTTACCTTCATCATCATGTTTTGATTCATCTGTTGATACATAAAATACTTCCTTTAATGTATAAGGAATGGTTGTTTTATTTAAATTATCTTGTTCTGCAACTTGAACCATTACAATAAATTCTCTTTGAGTTTCAATTGGATAATCAATATCCAAAACATCTCTGTAAAGAGTTTGACTCATAGCTGTAAGGCCCACACCTGCTGCTGAAGCAGCATAAGTAGAATAATTTATTGAACTTTTACCTGCTGCATAAGATGTTACTGTATCATAAGCATCTTTATCAATAACAGCAATTTTAGTATAATTACCCCATGTACCTCTTGATCTGGCTATAAAAGCAATATTACCTGCTGAAGCTGGTGATACTGCAAATACATTTTCATCATCAAATTTATCAGGATCATCTTCACTAAAAGTACTCATTACATAAGCATTATCAGTAGTATAAGCTGTAAACTCTGAATTTGGTGTACCAGAAACACCTACAGTACCATATGTGCCTGCAAATGTTGACGTAGCTGGCATAGCTCTAGTACAATATAATTTATTACCATATTTTAAATAACCAATTGCTGAAATCATATCTTTATAACTATTATCATCAGGGTCACCAAATGCATTAAGTAGTTCCTCTAATGTAGTGACTGAAGTTTTTTTCAGTTCATCACCTTTGTAAGTTTTTCTTAAAACGAGACATCCAATAGATGTCCCCACTGCTGGAATTGTTGTTGTCGAATCAATTTCATTCACGTCCACAAGCGGACTCAGATAAAATGCCATTATAATTTCCTCCTATTTGATCCAATTTTTTAATTTATTTGTCATCTCTTCTCTATTATTTATCCATTCTTCATCATTTATTATAAAAAGATTTATATCCTTCTTTTTACATTGTTTAGATTTTTCCTCATCACTGTATTTTCTCCCTGGTAAGGAATGCCAATATTCACCATTATATTCTATAGCTTTATTTAATGAAGGTATCCATATATCAAGTTCAAGGTTACGTCCTGTCAAAGGATTTACAATTTGAGTCCTATCATTTTCTAATACTGGTTCATTAGAAAGTTGTTTAACTAATTCAAATATTTCCTTTTCACCTTTTGATGTTCTATTTGAACATAATGGACATTTTTGTCCTTGTTGAAAATTATTAAACCTCATATAAAACAGATGTTTATTATCACATTCCATCTTCAATTTAACCTTACTGTTTATATACTCTTTGGATAATAGTTTATAGCCTTTTACCTTCTCTATCTGTTCCTTTATTTCACCATATGTGTATTTTTTAAGTCCTGCACAATAAGGACATCTTATTCCCTGTTGAAAATCATTATACTTTATTTCAAATATATGACCTTTTGAACATAACAATTTCAATTTAGTATTACTGTTTATATACTTTTTGGATAATAGTTTATATCCCTTTTGTTCTATCTGTTCCTTAACATATACATAAGCCAATTTCTTTGGCATTTCATAAACCTCCTGTTAAAGTTTGTTTGTAAGGAGTAAGGTTAAATGTAACAGGCATTTAACCAAGGGAGCTACCCTCTGTCCTCCTATTTATCCTTATTTATATTTTCTTTACTAATTTTTAGTAATCCCGTATTTCGTATCTATCGTAAGCAAAACTCACTTGTGTTTCCAAATTAGGTTCCCCATCCCTATAATTCATATTCACTTCCCCTATAGAAGTGGGCCAAACATCAACAAATAATAAAGAAAATATTTGTTCTTGAAAATTATCAACAACCCTTAATGTAGCATCCACTGAATATTTTTCATGTTCTTCTATATATTTATCTTTATTATTGTTTATAAACATAAACCATTTATAAATTGTTCTCCAATTTTTAAACTCTGAATCTACTATAAATGATACATTCCATGGTTCAAATATTAAAGCACCTGTAGAAAAATTTGATAAACCACCTTGCCAGTGTTCTTGATTAGAATCTAATGTTACTCCAGGTACAATAGTTTCAAATATATTTATAATAAATTCTTTATTATCTCTTAAATTTTCTTGTAAAGGTATAAGAGGAAATACCAGTTCAAATGAAAAACTACTTGCTTTATTTATTTGAGTATCCAACATATATTATCCTCTTAGAATATTTCAAATTCTACTAATCGTTTTGATTTATCTTCTTGATGTCTAAACCATATTAAATCATTATCAGATATAGGTACATTTTGTTCTGTTGACCATGTAGGTTCAGTACTACCTGATTTGCTCGGTAAATCTAAAGAATTAACCATATATAAATAACCATTTGTTGTTGTTGGTATTATAGTATCTCCAACATCATAATATGTATCTGCTGTCCATTCTGGTATATTATAGAAAGGTGTAGCTGCTTTAGTAAATAATGCCTCTTGTTCATAACCAGCACCTGATGTAAATTCTGTTTCAGTAAATCTATGATCCCAAGCATCACTTTCAGTATATATTTTTTCAATAACCTTAGTAATAATATCTTCTGTTTCAAGTGGTTGTAATAAGTATGTTTGAACCATAAAATTCATAGTCCATTTTACTATTCTATTTTCCTCATCTTGTAATTCAGTATCAACATCTGGAGTACATCCTTGAAATAATACTTTTAAATCAAATGTAGCATCAAGTTCAGATATATAGATTCTTATAAAAATTGCAGGATTGAACCATGGTAATATCTGCTCAAGTATCTGATCTATATCTACCATATGTAATGACCAAAGAGTCATAGTAAAACCAAGATTATATGGTACAGGATTAATAAATCTACTTAATGAAGATGTATCATAATTACTTGATTTTATTATATTATGTATTCTACTTGTTTGTCTTTGTGAATCATATTCAACTGATTCCAATATAACAGATATCATTGGAAGCATTTCATCGTTCTTCTTTTCATTATTTGTAATCCAATACCATGTCTTTTGCTTAGTGGTGAATTTCATTGGTACTCTTATGTATCCAGTAGTAGTACCATTTCTATCTTTCCTTTCAATCTTGATGTTCTTGAACACATCTAAAAATTGTACAATCGTCTTCCTTATCGCCTGGTAGTAATAGTAGCTCCTCATATTGATTCACCTTTCAAATATGTTTCATATAAATCAGTATATTTTATTGAACAATTAACACCTTTACTCAAATTATTGAACGAATTTAGTATTTCTAAGTTATGATACGAGCCTATAATATAAGTTGGTATATTATTTTTGAAACCTTCTACTATGGAATATTTATGATCCAAATGATTATCTTGTCCTCTTTTTATTTTACCAGGATTTATAATACTGATATATTTTTTGTAATTATACCTTGTGTACTTACGAACATAATGTTTATATAATTGAAATCCTGGTAAATATTTCACTGAATAATTTTCACGTTCATTTACAAAACATTGTTTACATCTCTGTCCCTGTTGCCAATTATTCCATTTAACCTTATATTGATGTCCTTTATTACACTTTACATTCAATTTGGTTTTAGCGTTAATATAAGTTTTGGATAATAATTCATAACCTTCTTTCTCAAATGATCTTACTACATCTTTCCAAATTACTGGAGAATTTTTGGAACATAATCCACATCTTTGTCCTCGTTTCCAATCTGTCCAATTTATATTATGTTTATGTCCATTGGAACAAATAAAATCTAATTTTGCAAAACAATCTATATATTCAATTGTTAATAATTTATAGCCTTCTTTTTCAAAAGATTTTTCAATTTCATCAATTGTGTTATTTTTTCTTTTCAATATATAACATTGTTTACATCTCTGTCCTCGTTTAAAATTACTATATGCTACATGATATATATGACCTTCTGGACAACTTATTTTCAATTTAGAACAATTGTTTATATATTCTTTAGATAAAAGTTTGTATCCGCTAACACTCTCAATTTGTTCTTTTACATAAGCATAATTAAGTTTTCTTGACATTATATAATCTCCTTATAAGATTTAAAATTGGTGGAGTTAGGTTAAATATATAAGGTACTTAACCAAGGTGATCAAACCCTGTCCTCCATTGTCCATACTCAATAGCCGTACACACCTTCGTCCACATCATCGTAATCATCTATATCATCCGATGTATCTTCAACATACTCATTTTCACCATATGCAGTAAGTGGTTCACTTAATGTACCGTTAGCATCATAAGATACATCAGCAGCAGAATCACTTTGATCACTAAATCTGTATGGTTTTAATATAAACTCATAAACATTCTTATTCAAATGGAAAATTGAACCCTCTTGTCCTACATCCACTACTTCATAGGAGCGTTCATTCCAAGGAGTCAGTATAACATCTCCAGGTTTTGGATCATATGAAGCACTTACATCCCTAGTAAATGTAGTTGTAGGTATCCATGAATATTGTATGATATCCATACTTGTAATACCAAATATATCAGTAACAGTTGGTTCTTCTGTTACTTCATATGTCATTTTAGTATTATATGGACCAAGATAACCAGTATTGACAGACTCACCGTACAACTCGTCCATCTCAATACTTTCATCTCTTATGTAGTACTCAATCTTTATGCCCTGAATATCGTTATATTCAACCACAATAGAGTCCTGGAGATCGTGCTCCGGATTTCCATTGAGATGATACATCTCCCATTCTGGTTTGGCGAGATTGTTATTCATTTAACACAACTCCATTCTTAATTGTGAATATTTACATCCGTCCACTTCTTGATGAACTTTTTTATGACATTCAATGCAAAGCGTTATACAATTATCTATGTCCGCACTCAATAAAGGCTCTATGTTCACTGGATATATGTGATGACATTGTAAATCTTCTGTATTATCACACTTAACACATTGATGTTCGTCACGTTCAAGCACCATTACTCTTAATTCTGGTTGCATTTCTCTGTCCAATTCTAACCAGTTCAACCGTCCTGCTCTTACCGCATCTTCTTTCATAAGTATTTCAGGTGTTTTATGAAATATGGAACAGGAGTTTTTACATTCATCAGAACAATAGAACCTATGTTCTACGTCAATATTACCTTTCAAATATTGTATTCTGTTACTTACAATATTGTAAGAAGGAGCAAACCATTCATCACACTTGAAACATTTTACTTCTAACACATTAATATCATCCTTGTTTCTTCTGACTTCTTCACACCATTCAATCTGTGATGCGTAAACATCATATGGAGATATTCCTTTTTTCTTATAGCCACCTCTCCAATTATTACAATTTTTTCCACTGAATTTATTATCTAACACCTTTTGTTTACGTTCTAATTCAGTATCTTTATTGTATTTTGTCAAACCTTTTGATATATTATTTTTATGCTCTTTGGATAACATTTTTCCTTTCAATTTACCTGAGTTCAAACATTTTACTGAACAATAAATAGCAACTTTCTTACCAATGAATTCGTCACCACATTGTTTACAGACTTTCAAACAAAAAGTTTTCTTCTTTGCTATATCTCGAAAATTGCCTTTCTTTGTAAGTCTTATATTCTCTATATTATCCCAACATAATTTCATAACATTACCTATTTGTTTAATAGAGCTACTTGCTCTTCCAAAAGTTTGATTCGTTTCTCCATATGATCAATAATTGTAGGATTATCTTCAACTATTTTTTTTTCTTCCTTCTTCAACATACTTTCATAAATTTCTCTAACTTTATCATCATTACCCATTTTCTCCTCTCTCCTTTATTTTAAATCATTTCGCAATTCTTTCAAATAAGCAGCAAGTAATTTTGCTTCAGGACTCTTATCTTTTAATACCAATTTAATAACAGTACCAAGAAGTTTTACTACTTTAGCCGTATCCATATCATCATCATCCATTTTTTTCAGAACATGTTTTGTAAAACCTTCAATAGATTCATCTAATTTATTGTTTCCTTCATTAACCAAGTACTTATCAATCTTTTCATCTATTTTCATAATTTCTCTCCTCAAAATAATTTCTTCTTTTTTGGTTGACATTTGCTCTGAAATATGTTATTCCTGGACTACCAGTGCGGCGGGGGTGAGGGTAGAATCCTACCATCTTTCCACCATATCCAGTATATATACTATCCTTCCACCATATACCATTATATCCATATATTATGTATTATACATCCATTATTTATACTTTCTCTTGCTATATTTAGATTTGAACCATTTACTTTTATATTTTTTCATAAAAATTATCCGAAAACTATTCCATACCTCAGCCAATCATTATGGGGTATCCCCATTCCGGTTCCTCAGTTTTTAAAGTTTCCATTAATCGTTCCATTTCCTGGTCAGCTTCAGATATCAATTCACTACCATCTAAAGGTATTCCCTGATTACCTAATGTACTAAAATTACCAAACTTTCTTCTTATTAAACCAAGTGTCCTTTTAGCACGAGCAGTAGCATAATCTTCTATCCATTGAACAGTACCAAAAAAATTCTTATCAAAAGTAGTTTCACTAAAAGCAGGATCATATGAAGCACCTTGTAACATTATAAGTCTTAATAATACAAATCCTGGAGAATCTATTGTTATTGCATCTCCAATTATTTCTACACCATCAACTAAGAGCCTTTCAGTATATGTAAGACTACCACCTGAAGGAGGAGGTGGTTGAATTTCTAATTGATTAGTATATCTATGATATTTGAAGTTATAAGCATCAGGAGTATATTTATTTACAATATTTAAAAAATCCTTGCTAATTTGATACGATATCATACTATAGCCATTACCGGAAGTTGATAATAATGAATCATACATACCATTACTATACATATAATTATCCACTGTAAACAGAGTATTGATACTACCTGCTCCACCACCTGTATCATAACTCAATATATCTTGTGTTCCTAATGGTAAGTCATAAAGATATTGACCAGCAGATAATGCTTTAGTCACGAATACTTCTTGTGTTGCGTTACCACTTGCCCATTTCTTCCACTTCCGAGTTGCGTAATCTATAGCATCGAAAAGGTGCTGGGTATTGAGTTCTACCTTCACCATGGGATACCCAAAGGAACGTAAAATTTTATCTGCGAGATCGTTTTTCGTTGCCATATATTAACACTCCTTTATGTATAATTGATTATATTTACAACCATCTTTCTGGTGAACTTGTTTATGACATTCCTTACATAAGGTTATGCAGTTATCCATATCCGCACTTAGTAATGGTTCTATATTAACAGGATAGATATGGTGACATTGTATGTTGTCGGTACTGCCACAATATATACATTCATGTCCATCCCTTTCCAGTACCATCTGTCTAAGTTCTGGTTGCACTTCCCTTTCTAGTTCTAACCAATGTAACCTTCCTGCTCTTACTGCATCTTCCTTCATAACACTATTTATGGATTTACCAAATATTGAACAGGTATTTTTACATTCATTGGAACAATAAAAATTCCTATTACCATCGAAATTTGGATTACCTTTCAAATATTGTAGTCTATTACTTACATCATCGTATTTTGGTATATACCATTTATCACATTTGAAACATTTCACTTCCAATATATTTCTATCAGTAGGGCTTCTTCTAACTTCCTCACACCATTCTAATTGTGGAGCATAAGAATCATAAGTAGCAACACCTAATTTTCTATAACCACCTTTGAATATTTTATCTCTATATTTTTTTGAATTATGTGTACTATTAGGGTCTCTCCATTCATTTTTCATTATTTCGGATCTTTTATCTCTATATTCTTTACTGTTAAATGTGCTATTAGTATCTTTCCATCTATTTTTTAGAGAATTTGATATCTTTTCCTTGAATTCAGTGCTATTGAATACGTTATTAGGATCCTTCCATCTATTTTTTGTGGAATTCGTTACTATATCTTTATACTCTATGTCATTTTTCCATCTATTCTTCAAGTAATCCGATCTCTTTTTTCTGGTTTCCGTGGTTTGATATTTGTTGTTATATGATGTTGAACAACTCAAACTGCAAAAATTATTTTTCAAATTACCTATAAATGGTTCACCACAAGTTTTACATGATTCATGATAATGATATGTAATGCCTTTTATATTGTCTCTATATAAACCATTTTCCGTCAATCGTATATTCTCTATATTGTCCCAACATAACTTCATAATTTATCTCCTTTACCAAGATTTATTTGTTGGAGTAAGGTAGAATAGGTAAAGTATTCTACCAAGAGTGTGCACCTCCTGTCCTCCACCATATAATACTATTTATATTTTTATTGATAATTTAACCAGGACCAATCCTCTTCTACATCACTGACACCAGGTATTATACCCCAGGCAACATCTTCCTCCTCTTCTTGTTTTTTGAAGGAGAAGTCCTCGTCCAGTATATTCATTTCCAGTATGAATACAGCCCAATAAAGAGCAGACACCAAATCATCAGGTTTATTATCACCAAAGAATTTATTATTTCGTTCAATGAAGGATGATAATTCATCCATAGTTTCTCTATCATGAAGTATAAGAGATTGATCCTCTATTAATTTCTTCATTAATAAAACTGCTCTAGGTTTGGTTTTAGTTGATGCTCTTACACCTAATCCAGTATTTTTATTGCTTGTATTAACAAGTCTACTATTTTCATGTTCCCACCATAATCTATTAACCACTGCAGCACCATCAGCATTATTCTCTACCATCAACCAAGCATTATTGTAATAATATGATATACGGTTTATTGCATCTGCGAATGAATATACATCTATATGGTTATTCTGAAATGATGCTACTTGTTCCATTTTCACAGGTGTTAAACTTATCATTTTCAGAATTTGCATAGTTGAATAGTGTTCACCAGTACCTTTTGCAACATCACAACCAATAATATACTGGCATCCTTCTACAGGTTTTTCATATATTAGTAGTTTGCCTTCTAATTCTGTATGTACTGGTTCAACATATGTATTTACAAGTGCTTCAAGACATTGGTAATCAATTACTGTATTAACACTACCTAGAAAGAGACATTCCTGTTCTTGATTAAACTTGATAACACCCATATTCTTTTTTTGTTCATCTGCCCATTCTTTATCTCTACCAGGTACACTTCTCCAATTTACAAAGGAATGTTTGAATGTATTTAGTCCTCTTTCAGCACCAGAATATATTTGATGATATAAATTGAACATACCATTAGGAGTACTTATAATTACTATCTTTGCTTCTTTTGATGCTGATATTGTTGGAAAGTTAGCAGCCCAGAAATCACTAGCTTGGTTCTTTGGTACAAATGCAAACTCATCGCAATTTTTTGAGTTTACACAACCATTTACAAGAAATGAATGTTTTTCATTATTCACATTTACTATATCATATACTTCTTGTTTCTTACCTTTCCTTAATAATTTTACTTTTGTGTTCCCAATGACATCGCCAATTATAAATTCATCGGTATGTTTTTTATTATCACCAATGTAAAAATTATGTTTAGGAGTTGCTATTGTTTTCAAACTATCTTCTGTGTGTATTTCTATTGTTTCTTGAGTTGGTTTTTTATCAACACCATAAAAATCACACCAACCATTTTCTGTAAGTATTTCATATTTATTATTTTTAACAAAACCCATTTTTAACAGACCTCTATTCTCAATTGGCCATATCTACATCCGTCCTGTTGATGAATCTTGATGTGACATTCCTTACACAATGTAATACAATTATCAACATCTGCACTCAATAAAGGATCTATACTTACTGGATATATGTGATGACACTGCAAATCTTTAGTATTATTACATTTAACGCATTGGTGTTCATCTCGCTTCAGAACAATTTTCCTTAATTCAGACTGAACTTCTCTTCTGAGTTCTAACCATGATAATCTTCCTGCTCTTACAGCATCTTCTTTCATTATGGTATCAGCAGATTTGTGAAATATGGAACAAGAATTTTTACATTTATCAGAACAATAGAATTTTTTCTCTCCCTTTTGATAATTTTTTGTTATGGCTGATATTCTATTTTGAACATCCATATTTCGAGGTATAAACCATTCATTACACTTGAAACATTTTACTTCCATAATAGTTGCATCATCTTTATTTCGTCTAACTTCTTCACACCATCCTAATTGTGGGGCATATATATTGAAATTGGATGGTAATTTTCTGTATTTATCAAGATAGTCTTTCTTATTCTCAGATGTCAAACCTGTTATTCTTCTATTAGAATTTTTTATACTCAATTGGTGTTTTGTAAGTCCTGTTTTTTCATCAATACTCTTTAACCCATTACTTATATTTTCACTTCTTTTATCACAAGACATTTTTTGATTTGGATAAGTTTCTTTAAATTTATTGTATTCGATGCCTAAAGTTTTTTCTATATAATTTTTCTTCAACATAGACAATCTTGTTTTTGTAACGGGACACACAATATAATCATAATTTTCTAATTTATCATTTTCCCATAAATGTTTATTTCTTCTTTCATTCCTCTTTATAAACGATTCAATTTTGTTCATAAGTTCACCTCCATATATTAGTATTTATACAAAAGCGAATTTTTTTACGAAAGCAAATTTTTTATTCTAATAAATCATTATATAACCCTTCAATACTCATTTCTTTTATTTCACCAGTTTCTTTATCTTTCACTTTTACTGTATTCTCTCCACCTAAACACAATAAAAAGTTCATG